CTCCTATCGAAAAAGAACTTCCTGCTACCGGAGCCGAAGCATATGCACATGGCGAAGCAGTTAAGTTCTCTAGTGGCACACTTACAAAGGCATCCGGCACAGATAGTCCGGAGTTTATTTATGTTGGCAAGGCAATCGCATCTGCAATTACTGGTCAGATCATCAACGTAGTTCCCGTTCTTCCTGAATACGAGTGGGAGACCACATTCAGCGCAGACGCTTCTGCTGTTAAGGCAGGCACAAAGGTAACGATGTCGTCTGACGGAACGCAGGCAACGGCTACAACGTCTTCTGGAAAATTCCAGTTACTTGAAGACGGTAAGGCATCCGGCGGTAAGGCTGTCGGCAGATTCGCATAAGGGAAGGGGGAAAAAGACATGGCAGTAACATTTAGTAAGCATGGCGGTCTGAATGATGAAGCGTGGAAAGTTATTGATACCGAACTTTCTATGGTAATTCAGGACACAGACACAGAAAAGAATAAAGATGACGAACTTGTTAAGGCTCTTTACAACGTAAAGACTTCCAAGAAGTTCGGTGAGAAGCAGGGTAGCATGACCGAGTTCGGTAACTTCGTAGAGGTTGCTGAAGGCGATAACGCTATTCAGGATGATGTTCAGATGGGATTCTCCAAACTCATCGAGCATACGCAGTTCATCAAAGGCTTTACTTGCACAAGAGAAGCAAAAGATGATGGCGATATCGACATGATGAAGATTGCAGCAGCAAACTTCGTTCGTGCATACAAGAGATCGAGAGCGCAGTTCGCATCTGATTGTCTTGTAGCAGAAGGCACGACCTTCTTATATGGTGGCAAGACCTATGACAAGACCACGGGCGATGGCAAGGGTCTGTTTGCTACGGATCATCCGGGCAAGAGAACTGGTGTTGCTACACAGTCTAACGTATTCACGAATGCGTTTGGTAATGACTCCACAATGCTCTACACTCTTGCTAACAAGGGTCGTAACTTCCTGAATCAGTCCGGTAACGTAATGGGTTATGACTTTGACACCATCGTAATTCCGGGTAACGCTCCGGCTCTGGAAGACCTTATCAAGAGACTCATTCATTCCGAGAACATTGTTGGTTCTCCGAACAACGATATCAACACACAGTACAACAAGTGGAAACTTATCGTTGACCACAGATGGACGAACACACAGACGAAAGTTCCGTACATCCTGATCTCTTCTGAAGCTCTGAAAGACCTGAACGCAGGCGTATTCTATGACAGAGTTCCGCTTGATGTTGCTAACGAAGTTGACATCAACAGCAGAAATCTGAAGTGGTCTGGTTACACCAGATTCAGCGCAGGCTTCTATGATTGGAGAGCATTCATCATGGGTGGCGCACAAGTAGGTACAAACATCTCGTAATCACGGTTTTTCAGACGGTAACCAATTATAAGAGCCATCGTTCTTCGGGGCGGTGGCTCTTACTTAAAAGGAGAGAATATGTTAAAAATCGGAGATACTTTTGAAGATGGTGGAGTTCTTCATAAGGTTATCGGGCAGAACGATAGTGGTTTAATCTGTCAGGTGATTGACGGAGATATCATTAAATCCACCAAAGAAGTCGCTGAAGAAGTGATTGAAGAAGTAGTAGTTAGTGACTACGAATCATTACCCTATGCGCAGTTAAAGAAACTGTGTGCAGATAGGGGATTAGACGCAACGGGCAAGAAGAGTGACCTTATTGCAAGATTAGAGGGTTAATAATGAGTACATGGTATGATTTGAAGTTAGCAGTATTACAAAAGATGTTCGCAGCAGACTATGACATCATTGACGATGAATCCACGCAGGGATATCTGGCTGCAATGCCCCATTGCGCGAACGAGGGATTGGCTTTACTTGCAACGGCAGGGAAGTTCATCACGAAGTCCGTAAGTATCACACAGATGGACATTAAGAACCTTATCGGTGATGAAATTGCAAACAACATCCATGAGTTCTCTGACACATATTCATACCAGGTCGATGAAGGTCAATCATATTATTTTGAATGCGCAGGCGAAGGAACTTGCGAAATCTATGTTGATGACGTGTTATATGACACGTTGACACTCGAAAGTCCTAGTTACGAAGTGTACAAAGGACTTATCTTAAACACCGCTAGGAAGGCTGTGAAGTTTGTGTTTACCACGTCTTATCCGATGGCTCTGAAGAATTGTGCTATTTACGCACAGAACTTCGTGAATGCCACGGACGTACCGGCATATACGGATAAGATTAAATACGATATGACACAACTGGCACCGGACTTCTACATGATAGACCCACAGGGAATCTATTTTGAAGGTGCATATCAGAAGTATTTGCAGACATCAGACTTTTACCAAGAAGGCACAAAAACTCTTGTATTAGATCGTGACATGATAGGGAAATTCACGATTTATTACAGAGCATATCCGATGCAGTTGACTGCCGACACGGAAGACGAGACCGAGTTACCGCTCGATCCTGAAGTATATGCTTTACTTCCGTTGTATATGGCATCGCAGCTTTACAAGGATGATGACAATGGTATTGCTACGGCATACCGTAATGAATTTGAAGTAGGTTTCGATAGATTGGTTAATTCTGCAAACTTGTCTGCATACGAGAAGTTCACAAGTGAGACGGGGTGGATTTGATGGCTGTTTCCTTCAAAGTACCGAAAAGTCCAAAAAGAGATATATTCAACATCGACACTTTCTTGGGTGTTGATTTAACAAATACAGGCTCTAATATTGACGAGATAAGAAGTCCTAACGCAGAAAATATGGTGCGCTATGTGCCGGGGAAAGTGCGTAAAAGGACAGGATATCAGACGAACGTACTGTTTTCCGATGGTAAGGACATCAATAGAGCAAAGAATACATCTGACGAGTGGGTAGAGGTAACAGATTGGGGTGATGATGACGGATGTTACATTTGCGATTTCTACAACACTTTAAGCAAGACGTATGTTCTTGTATGGGTAGAGTGCGTAGGGGAATACTGTTATTATCTGAAACTCACAGAAAGTCAATACTTATCAACGCCAAGCGTACACTTTTCTGGAACAGAAGAAAACCCTTATGTTGGAAGAAGATGGTGGTTTCCACCATATTCAACATATAAAACCACAGGTTTTGGATTCACTAGGTTTAGCCACGGTGAGAATGATTATCTCAAATTCAAGTGCTTGATGGTGTGTGAGGACACTAATGCAGAAAGCGTAGATATATGGAAAGACCTTCCGTGGACACCGGCTCCCGAAGACACAGGCAGTCATTTTTGCAAAACGGATAAATCCGCTCCGGTATATGGATGTCATATTCTTCGGAACGGAAGTTTTGACGGAAACAGAGTTGTAAATGTTAATAGGGCATTAAATACATCAAATGAGTTTCAGACGTTCAATATAACTTCCACGAGGAGTACGCTTTACAATCTTGGCGAAGCAATTTACAGAACGGCAGACAGTTATCGACTCGTAGATACCTATATTGATTTTGATTACATTCTTTCAGGTGATGACACATGGGTTCTAGTTGCAGGTGTTGGATACGGTGGCGGTGCAACTTTAACCGACACGAATGGAGAAACAAAGCATTATTCCCTTCGGATACCTACTGGAAGTTACACTAATTATGATGTAATGGCAGGAACAGAGAGCGGAACGGCAAACACATCAACGCTCCAAATAAAAAACCTGACAGTCTGTTATCAGAAAGACGATAAGTACAGATGGTCAAAAGCGCCTGAAGACAATGGTGACACGTTCCATACAGAAGATATCTACAACATTGGACGTGAAAACCATTCCATGATTGATAGTTATAGCGACATCAGAACAAGTACGCTTACTCAAGAGAAATCGTGGGGTCACATTGGCGATGCTAATCACTATGTAAATGGTTTTTCAAGGGTAGCATTTGATCTTAACACGGCATCTAGTTCACAGCCGACATCCATTCAGGTGCAGTTGTGGAGCAATACCAATGTTATCGTTTCAGAAGAGTCATTCAGTAATAACATCAGCAAAAGGCATTTTGAATACTATGTTAGCGCAGGAGCTTCTGATCGTTACATAAAGTACATTGTTGTTGTAACGAATTACTCCACGACCGGGATAGACTTTGATGTTGATATAACCAATATCGAGTACAACGAGATTTCTCCGAAAGAATATTACTCGATTTCATCAAAGAACTACATCTATCATGTTGGTTCAGACTTTTGGTTTAGACCGAGTAACGAGTCTTCGTTTAAGAAGATTTACTCTGCTGCAAACAAGAGGTTAAGTCGGTCATGGCAGTTAAATGACAACCTTTACATCATTGACGGTCAGGACATATACACTTATGCGATTGGTGACGAGAGGGCAATTCCGCTCACAGAGATCGGCAAGATACCGTTAGTAACAATCGCAAAATCTCCGACAGGCGGTGGCACAGCGTATGATGCTCTGAATATGTTACAGCCGGGATTTGAAGAGAGATTCCTTGTAAGTGAATCAGAGCAAACAGCCAAAGAGTTCCAACTTTCTTTCGGACAGTTAGACCAGACAGAGACGAAAGCATGGGTGATGGATTCTCATGGCAACTGGATACCGAAGATAGAGGGAACTGATTACACCGTCAATCGTGGTACAGGAACGATTACATTCGTCACCGCACCTGGCAAAACACCATCTGGAGAAGATAACGTCAGAATAATCGCATACAGGACTGTTGAGGGGTATGCGGATAGAGTCAGAAAATGTACCGTTGGTGCGTTGTTTGGTGTAGGCGGTGCAGGAGATAGGCTTTTCTTAAGCGGTAATCCTGATTATCCGAACTGGGATTTCTACTCGGAACAGTTCGATCCGACATATTTTCCTGATTTGGGATATTCGGTCATGGGATCGGCTGCATCGGCAATAGTCGGTTATGCGATTATCAATAACTATCTGGCTGCTTTCAAAGACGAGTACGATGAGTCACAGTCAGTATTCATCCGAGAAGGTGACATGGTGGTTAATTCAGTCACCAATGTATCGGAACCGGCATTTAAGTTAATAAACACACTACAAGGAAACGGTGTTATCGCACCGTATTCTTTTGGATATCTGACAACAGAGCCATTGTTCCTGACACGTTCAGGTATATACGCAATCACGGTTCAGGATATCACGGGTGAGAAATACAGTCAGAACAGATCGTTCTATTTAGACGGTCAACTGACAAAGGAAGACAACCTACAAAACGCAGTAGCGGTTGTATTCAAAGACCAATACGTTTTGGCAATAAACGGAAGTCTGTATATCCTTGATGGTATTCAGCCTGTAAGAACAGACAAGTCAATGCCACCG